CTCGGCCGGAGTAATATATGTTTTTGTGCGATGAAGTTCTTCAATCGCTTATTTGGGATTTTACGTTGTTTTTGTGGGTGAAAGTTCTTCAACCCTTTTGGATTTTAACGTGATCCGCGCCGAGGAGGTGAAACAACTGCGGCTGTAGGCTATAAAACCACACCCGGTGGATGTGGAAATGCGCAGTGGGCTCACAACAGCAATGGTATCATGTCGCCTAACATGCCCATCTTGCCAAGATTGCCCATGCCAGACATGGCACCAGTGTAAGCAGCGAGGCCAGAAGCAGCTGCCATGCCGCCCTTGACGACGTTGGCAACTGAGCTGTTCGCTTCTTGTTGATGCTTCTGGTGATGTTGACTGGGATTGGTACCGAGTACCCTCGACTTGTGGAATAACAAGGATCCTGGGCGGAACCGTGCCGCACGGTGTGCAACGAAATTCAGGGAATACGTGTTGTTCACCAACGCAGTACCCGACTTGAAGTCATCGATGAGGATAACGAGGGTACAAAACTTTGGAGTCATGCACGCTTCGAGAAAACTCGTGTCTTCCTTGAAAGTGTGGGAACGGATTGAATCGGAGGGATACGTGTTCATCTGATGGGCGGTGAGCAAGTCATCAGCGCCAAAAGTGGTAGCACGCTTGGTGTCGCGCATCATGTCACAGATGTCGAGAAATTCGTTGACACCCATGGTCTCGCTGAGACCAGTAGGAGGTATGTTGCCCGGAGTAGGGTCATGACCAAGGAATAACCCGCCGTTGTAACGCATCATGCGCACCTCACCACCGACTGAATAACGCTCAGTGATGTTGCGTATACGTACGGATCCACGAAGTGGGATGGATTCAACACGCTGTGCAGGGTCACCATCTTTAACGGAGCCACCCTGGTTGTGTTCCTCTGGAAAGTGGGAATGCGATCCAGACAGGCCAAGGGTGGGTCCAAGTTCCGTGAATGCGGCAGCGGTAATAGGCTCAGAGTGAACGACGGCTTTACCACTCGAATTAACCAACTCGTAAGTGGCACCCAGCTGATCGTCAGACGAGCCCACGTTGAAGATAATCAACTTGGCATTTGTGGTGATGTTGGTCGTGATGGTGCTGTCACCAGTCACAACGTCATATGGCAACCCACTTACACCAACTGAACCAGAGACGATAAAACGCGCATAACCCTCAATCGGCGTACACGGTCCTACTGCACTCGACAGTATCGCCGCGTCTGGCGTCGTGGCAAATGCGTCGTAATACCCCTGGCCGCGTGGAGCGAAATGCTGGTTGCTGGTCGCACCCGCGCGAAACCGCACATCTTTGGGTTGAGTGGGTCCGCGTGGAATGGATCGCAATGCAGCCCCGCGTGCCAACGCGCGTTGGTTTCGTGTGTTGCGGCGGCGACCTGCAGCACTTGCGTTTGGCTTGCGAGGGCCGGAAAGCTGATTGCTGACTCTCTGGGCGGCTGTATGCGCTGCTTGTTTCACTAGCGCTTGGACTTCCGGATTGCCGAGCAAGGCTTTGGCGGCGGCGAGTCCGTTCGGCATATTGAACGGATACGGAAGCAAAGAATGTAGCTGCACCAAGTGCTAGGTTTGTTATGAGCTGCTCCGTGGTGTAAAAACGGAGTAAGAAAATGGGTACCACAAATGGTATTTAGTTCTTTCAATAGCATGATTCAAAACCCCCCCACCCTAACCAAAAGGTGTACACCATCCCGCGCCTGGCTGCACCTTGTGAAACATGCGCGCGAGCTAACGAACGGAAAAGGAATAAATATTAGCGGTGAAGCTCCACTTCGAACCGCGATAATCTGGACTGTGTCCAGCAAGCTGTAGCTAGAAGGTTGTCGTGAAGTCCATCACGACGTTGGGGTCGTGAATATCGATCGCCAACCAGAGCTTGCCATTTGGCTGAGCTGCTACGAAGCTGTCCACCTTCTCGCGAAGGCCTGGTGTGTTGCGGACTGCGAATCGGATGCCTGTAGCTTGATCCTTGGTAAGAGGATTATTGCTGTGGTACGCCAAGCGCAACAGGATCTTTGGTCCATTATCGAACATGGCGGTGTCGGCGTCAAGGTCGTACAGGTGAGAGGTGAATGGAACGAGTTCTTCCGCTCCAAGAGTTTCACCACTCTCCTCGATAATAACGCCAAGATCCGCCCAAAGGCGCATGTGGATCTGCCTGAGCTTGTCTTTGGAATGATTGTCGTCTCCCATATTGAGAGAAATGCCGACCCTGCCTTCTGTAGTCCAGATTGCTTCTGAGTGGATGAAACCCCTCATGAAGGAATTGGAGGCGGAAGTAGAGGGAATACCGGACGGCATGATGCCGAACCAGCTCACCTCATGCATTTCCTTGCCTATAACTACGACGTGCGAGGACAACACCAATCCAAGGTTCATTAGCGCGTAACACCAGCCGTATGGGTAGTATCCAAAACGGGCTGCGTCAGCACGTCTCCAGGCGTCCGCCATCCACAGAGCTCGGGTGACTGAGATATCCCAGCCCGAAGCATCTGTGGAGACGCCGTTGTGTTCGCGGAGGTCCTTGCCTCCAAGCATGGCGTTGGGCTTGCCAGCGAAACCAGGGCCATCTCTCGACAGCATGTTACGCATCGCCCCACACACCTGCTTGTTCCCATCATCGTGGTGGCCCATGCCTGGGCACGAGCCGAAATAAGGAAACGACAGAGAGTGGGTCTCTCCAGCTTGAAACAACTCGATTTCGAGCTTATTCTGCATGTTGTGGAGAAAGCGCACCAAGATTTCCTGTGCAATACCTGCATTCCAGATAACTCGCAATCGGTCAGAGTCCACTTTCTTATTGAGGTGGATCTCATCCTTGCCGAAGAGCTCCTCAGGAGTCAGCAAGCCAGCCTTGAACATGTCCAGGGGAGAACATGTCTTGAGAAGGTCGTGGTTGGTAGCTGTGTTCAAGAGGATACGATAAACCACCGACAGTATGTTGTTGGGATTCTCCATCCACTGACTCTTAAGCTTCTCTCCAGTAACCTTATTCCAAGCTGTTCCTTTATGAACCTGGACACCCTTGAGGATTTCTTGCATGAACTCACCAAGGGTCTGGCCGCCTTCCCACACTGGGGCAGGGAAGCCGCGAGAATACTCCTGAAGATGTTTCTTGCAAAACTTTCGCTTGCGTCTGCTCTTCCGCCTCAGTTGTGCATTGTAGGACTTACGGATGGCCTCAGGACCGCGTGCGGCGCAAGCGCCAGCAGCACGATTCTCAACATCGTCCCAGCAAACATCAGCCCACTCAGCAAACCACCCATCTTTCAAGGCGTGGTAGTACCAGTCTTTAGATTTCTGGTTCACTGCGTAAGGAGTCAAGCCGATAAATCTGGCGGCAATCGGGTCTATAGGAGACGCAGGTTGCACGTTGCGTTCACGTGGCTCGTACTGAGTTTGCTTCCCAAGGATCAGCTTGAACGTCTCAGTATCCTGCAAGGACCCATCAAGGGTGCCAGCTACAGAAGACATAATTTGTCCAAACGTCTCCATGGTCATGCTCATGTAATTCCCGCCGTTCCAGTCAAGGAACTGCTTCAAGACAGACTCGAAGTGCTCGCGGGACTTCGCTGAAGCGGGCGGCATTGGTTTGCAGCCATCAGTCCGCTCATGATAATCTTCATCGTATAACGGAAGATGCTCTTGCGGAAATGGGACTGAGTCACTGCTGGTTATCCAATTCAACTCTCCAGGAGCGAATGCAGCGTCGCAGTCGGCAGGGGAGACAACCCTACCACCAGGAAGGTAAACTTCTGGTGGCCCTTGCGGGACTGTCAGTGGATAAAACCTCTGAAAGCCAGGGAAGCACCCGTCCAAGCCTATTTGTTTGTTGATGACTGAGTAGTCAGTGAACTCGGTCGCTGGACTAGACTCAACATCATGTGGAATCACTGAGTCGTTCGTGCCGAAGCACGGAGCGTGCAGTATCGCGCAATTCTCATGTTCCGGAATGGAAGGTAGTTTGGTGTTGCAGGCTTCAGCCTTACGCTTCCTCGCGTCAGCGACAGCATTCGCTGTCTCTGGCGACAACTCAGCACTAGCTTTTGCCTTATACTCATCCCACATGACCTGCCAGGGCGTCGGAGCCGTGTTGACGGGAACGCTAGGTTCCGGGAGAACACTAGGTTCTTGTACTGGCGGAACGCGCGGTCCCTGAGGAACACTAGGCGCTGGAGCCGGGGGCTCTAACCCAGGCGCTGGCCGTGGAGTTGGGTTCAACACCTCCTTGTGCAGAACTGACGCACGGTTAAATGGCATCGGGCTGTCGTTGTCCGAATACCACGGTTGGTCGTCGTTGTCTGGTTCGGGCACGTAACCAATGGTCCCTGCAGACTCAAGGTCACGCATCTGCCTCTCAAGAGCCCGTACATACGCCGGGTACTCCTTTCGTAAGTCAGAAATGGTCTCCAAACCATCAAGGATTTTCCTGGCAGCCTTTGCTGCCTCCGGATCGTACTGAGCGACATTCTGAGACTGGGAGTTGTACAGGAGGTTCTTGGACAGTCCATGATTTCCTGTCTTTCTATACAACCTCTTCATGGCTTTCTGCCATTGAGAGCGCACCATCCAGCCTTCATTCATTGCAAGCTCGAAGTACTTCTCATTGATTGCTTCACGTTCGTCAATGGAAAGAGGGCACTCAAGCAGGAATGAGAGCGAGTCATCAACATCTGCTTGTGGGGAATCGATCTTAATACCGAACTTCCTTTCAGCCTCGATCATGTCAGAGACGTGTTGAGCGAGAGGGTTGAATTCCTCTTCGAAAGCCCGTGCGAACACGGGCTTCCACTGTGCTCCTTCGTACTTGCGAATGCCTTGAAGCAGGACTGAACCATCGGTCATACGGTTCCTGAAACCTGACGTATTAGGCATGCCTCCATGGTGCATACCAGAAAGCAGCCACTCGTCACCGCATTTCCTCCACGCCAGGCATGAAGACCCTCCTTCGCCATTCTCGGCTGTGGACAAAACTGCCCCAGTAAGAGAAATGGTAGTTGGATCTCCAGACTTTGTGACATTGGAGTCGAATTGGTAAACGCGATCTTCGTTGTTGATCGACGCCATGGTAGAACTCGAATTAGGTATCGGGTCAACCTTGAACTTTACGTTCTTCAAGGAAGTGCGTGACCAGTCGAAAGGCCACTCGAAGAAGACTGTGTCATTGAGGTGGTCTTTGAGGGGCGGCATTTTCTTCCGCGTTCTCAACTGCTTAAGGACTTCCTGGTCAGGCTCGTTGAGCCAAACGAAGTCCTTCTCCTCAGGAAACTTCTTCGTAGTAGCGATCGAAGTGTAGGGCACTGGCTTCTCCATAAACCCAAGAGTGAAGTAGCATTCCTCTGGGTCTTGGTAGGCATTCAAACACCCCATCGAGTGATAACATGCTACACCGATACTGCCGGAGCGTGTGTTTGCTTGCAGTCGATGACCAACAATGAACAAGATGTAGTCTTCCGGAAATCTAATACCTTTTGAGAATATTGGAGTCTCTTTAGGCTTCTTTGGCGCCCAAATGCAAAAGAAAGGCGGCAACTCGCCCGTAGGTGATATATACGGGTATAAGGAGAACGCCTCATTGATTGGAGGTGACGGTGTGTCACGCAATAGCGCCAATTCCGAACTTGTTCCGGGTGAATCATTGGCAGTCCGGACAGGCTCTTTCCAAGGGGTCGTGATCACAGGCTCGAGTATAAGCTTGCAGCCATCTAGGCCTTCAAACTCGTACCGAACGATGTAAACCAAAACCGGCTTGTCGTTTTCAAAACCGTATTGCCAATAAGTCATCGGCCCATGCTCCGTAGCTCTCACAAGCCCTCGCCTGCGAGTCGCCTTGGAGAGTCTTAACTCTGGAGTGATATCGGGTACAACGCTCTGCGTTGGAGCAGGCGTGAGTTCTTGAAACTTGCGCGACAAACGCGCGCCTTCTGTCTCTTTACGAGCGACAGCGATTATGCCTGTCACGCACGAAACGCACCCAAGGGCAGCGCCCGGAGAAAAGGCCTCTGAGACCCCTTCTTGAGCGACATGCAAAATGCCCGTTAAGCACGAAGAGCAGTCAGTCGTTGCTGCGGAAAGAACACCAGTTGTTGTCTTTCCAATTGGTACTGATGATAATGCTCCAGCAACTGCTGGTACACCTGCGCCATGAGTGGCGACGACAATGCCGCCGGCAGCGCACATGCTGGAGCCCAAACCCATCGTGAGGGTGATCAATCTGTCTCGTCGTTCGACGTAGCGAACTGATGGAGTAGTCCACCATCGCTTCAACCCTGAAAAGCATTCAGAGCAAGTCCAAAGTGGCACTCCACAAAATTCAACCTTTGTCATCCTTCGAAGAACAAACTACGAAAGCAATAGAAGAAAGTGTAACACAGAATGTGAGCAATTTACAATCTAAAGCCCCGGGCCGGCACAGGGAGCCTAAGCTCTACCTATGACCTGTCGCCAGGGTCGTACTCTC